GTCGCGTTGAGCACGCAGCCGTCGGCAGCGACTATGATGTAGCTCGCTCCGTTGCCATCGAAGTCCATGCGGAGCTGACCGCCCTCGCCGAGCATCAGCACGGACCCGCCAGCGGCGACGGTCTGGACCTTCCCAGTGCACACGGCAGCGCGGTAGAGTACGCCGAGAGATCCCGTCGCCGTGACGTCGAACAGATGACCCGGACCCGCGACGGTGAACACCTGCGTCCCGAGTACGGCCGAACCTTCTACCGTCATCGAGTGTGCGCCGGCGACCGTCCAGAACGGCGAGGCGTTCGTGTAGATGATTTCGAGCCCCGACCCGATGAGGCGAGGCGGAAGCCCCACCGCCGACGCTCCGGACAGGTCCACGGGAACAGAGGCAGCGCCAGCCACCCACTCGACGTCGGTGAAATTGAGCGCCCCGGTGGGCGTCTCTGTCGTCATCTGCTGGATCGTGGTCACGCCGTCGAGCGCGTTAGCGGCTGTAAGCGCCCCGGCCAGCGTGGTGAATACCGTGGTCGATGGCGTCCCCGCGGAGTCCACGACGAATGTTCGGGACTGGGATACCGGGACCGGCGTAGCGAGAGAAGTCCACCCGGTGGCTCCGTCGATGTTGAGCCAGGTGTCGCCAGACGCGCCGCCCTGCATGTACATCGATCCGCGCGTCGCAGAAATCGCTCCGTTCGGGTTCCGGTTCCCCACGTACATCGCGACGTTGGCCTGGCGAGCGACGACCGTCTGCGCCATCTGATAGACGGGTATCTCGTCCCCGCCTGCTCCACCCGTGGCGATCGACATCGCCGACGCAGCGGAGGGAGCGAACAGCTTGAGTCGCCCGCTGCCACCGTCGCCGAGCGACAGGGTCGAGAGGGCGTCATCCCACTCGAAGTCAGTGGACGCGCCGAACGCTCCGGAGTTGTTAAACTGTACCTCCGTATTCGCGCCAGCCGGGACGCCTCCGGCTCCGCTGACGGTAATCAGCGTGGCGGAGTTGGTCGGGTCGTCCGCGACCGTCGCGCCGACGAATCGCAGAATCTTCCGTCTCGGCAGAAGCACGAGGTTACCGAGCACGTCTCGGTACCCGATGAGGTCGTCTAGGAAGCTCACGGGATGGCACCCACCGGCCGCTCGATGACCACACTCGCCCCGCGCGAAAGGGCGCTCACGGCGTTAACCGCGGTCGAGCGCTTCATGAATATGTCGATCGATGGCGTGGGGCTGACGACCCCAGGCTGTGCGAACCAGACCCATGACAGCGTACGGACCTGAAAGAGCGCATCCATCTCCACTTCCGCGAAGCCCGGAAGGAGAGCCCCGTCGAGGTACGCGGTAGCGGTCACCGAAGTTAGGCCCGGCGTGCCAGAGAGCATCGAGACCCGAGCGGAAAAATGAATCGTGAACCGGTCTCCGGCAGCGGCTCCGCCCAGCGGAGAACCATAGCTGTTCACCAGCGTATCGGTCGTTCCCAGGACGATGGCGGACGCCGTGGCGGCGCCCGACCGGAAGATCGTCTGGTTAGTGTTCTGGACCTTATCCTTGAGGAACTCGGAGCGGTTAACGGACGGCTGAGCGAACTGGACCAGAGAGGCCCGGTTCACCGCCTCCCCATCGTCCGGGAGCGGTATTGCCGTGTCGAATACGGAGACCGGGATAATGGCTGTGGGCATTCTTCGTTCCTATCCTATCAGCAGTTGATCACGATTGGCGCAGTGCCGCCGTAGAGCGCTCCGCCGCCGTAGGTGAGCCCGGGCGTGGCGTACAGAGGAGCTGTCCCGGGGATGGTGATGTCCCCGAGGATGACATGAGCCGGACGAGTACGGTTCACCGCCAGGCATATCGACGCGAGCACCTCGGTCAGCGGGTACCCTGGCGCCGCAGTAGCGCCCCAGAATATGCCGTCTTGGCCGTAGACAGCGCCTCCCCCGTACGTTGTGGGAGGTTCGGCCTTGATACTGCCGGTGTAGTCCACCAGCCAGAAGATCGACCAGTAAGGTACGGGAGGGTGGGCCGGCCAGTCCTGGCGCTCGATGACGGTTAGCGGGTATCCGCCAGACGCTAGAACCTGCTCTATCGTCGCCGGGTTCCCCGCCTTGGGCCAGATGTTCCACGCGTCGGCCAGCCTGGACTGGTAGCTGACGGCGGTCTCGAGCGGCATGGCTCCGAGAAGTCGCTCTGCTCCGACGAGGTCGAGCGCGTCTGGAGGCTGCTCCGGGCTCTTTGTCCAGGGCAGCTTGGTGGCCAGCCGAGCGGCCTCGGAGATGAGGTTCCCCGGCAGCCTGAAGATCGACTGGACCAGGTTCAGGCCGTTGACGCCCTTAAATATCGCCGGCGATATGCCCTCGATGAACTTCTGGAAGAGTACGAAGGCCATCAGATGGGCGTGAAGGTTAGGGTTCCGGTTCCCGACGCGTTCCAAACGTCCTGCGCGAGCACGAGCAGGAAGAAGGTGCCTCCCAGCGATATGTCGCCCGTCGGGAGCGTAAGCGACACGTTGAGCACCCCGGCGACGCTAGTGATGGCACCGACGAGCTCGCTGAACGCCAGGCCGGTTGAGCCCGGGGCGTACCCGACTCCCTCGATGGGGAGAACGGTGATGAGGGACGAAACCGCCGCCTGGACTCCGGCGCCAATCACGTTCGCGTCGCTGCCCGCGGTTATGTAGACGGTCCCGCGGACGGTGAGCGGGGAAGTCGGCGCGGCGAAGGTGCGCAGTAGGCTCGACGTCGAGCGCCGAGCCTGCATGTAGACGTCCACGTCAGCCACCTGCTGGGCAGTGGCCGTGGTCGCGTCGTTCGCCACATAGATATCTACGCTCCCCGGCCCCTGCGGGTTGGAAGCGTTGACGAATGCCTTGGTTATCCCGGTCGTAAGACCGTTGGACGCCTTCGCCTCCAGCGCGAGGAATACAAGCGCGTCCTGTGGCCTTGCTTGGCTCTGGCTCGGCCACTTGTTGGAGTTGCGGACGCGCAGCCTGGCGTCACTCTCCTGGTCGAACCCGTAGACCGTGATCCACGTAGAAGTCGGAACGATGGCCGGGTTGGTTACAGTCACCCCGGCGATCGTCGTCTGGAGGGCCAGAGTGGCGTTCGGCGAGATGTTCCCGGAGCTCCCGCCCACCTCGGCCGCGAACTCCAGTGTCAGCGTTGAGCTAGGATTAAGCGTCCCACCCGTCGTGTTTCGAAAGGTAGTACCAGTCGAGGACTCAACCGAGACGACGTCGCCGACCGCGAACACGTAAGGGCCGGCTCCGTCAGTCTCTGTCAGCACCATCTGCCCACGCGTCGGCGACGCGAGAATGCGCTGGTTATCGTAGACGCTATCGGAGAACTGGGTAAGCGCCTCGCCCGTCGCTAGGATGTTGAACCCCCCCGTTGCGATCGACGCCACGGTGCCAGACACCTGGCTCCAGACCTCCGCGGCCATCTCGAGCAGCGTGCGCTGGACCGACCCGCTCTGCCAGCTCGTGGACTCGAATCCGAACCCCTGGAGGACCTGCACGAGCGTGTCGAGCGCCTCGTCGCGCGTGACTGTCTTGGTGAGCTGGGAGACGGTTTGAATTGGCATCTACTGAAACACCCTATCGGTCACGCTGAAGTCTGCGACGATGGTTGTCGAGTCGAACTCTCGGACTTGGAACGTGAGGTCGAAAGTTGAGTTTCGGATGTCCGTGAGTGTCAGCCGCACATCCATGACCCCGTCTACGGAGTCGTAGCTTATGAGCGCCTCAGCCTGCTCCACGCGCTCGTCCTTGAGTGCCTCGGCTTCTGCGACGCTCTGAAGCCCTCCGAAGCTGCGAACCGAGGACCCAACCGTCGCAAGCATGCCGGCTCCGTAGTCCTGGTCGTACCAGAGCGCCCCAACTGGCTGGAACAAGCGACGTGCGACGGCCTGCGCAAGCCCGAGACGCCCGTCCACGAGGCTCAGTCGCAGGTCCACGTCGAGTATGCCCCCGATGTCGGTACCGAGCTCGTTCTGAAAGTTGATCGCCATCAGTCGGCCTTGAGGTTCGAGCTTGCCACGCTACCCACCGGAACTATCAGAGGCACCGGAGGGGCGGAGAAGCTGGCGTGCGTGTGGATGTTGAATTGCGTTCGTATCGCGTCCAGTTCCGACTTTACCAGGTTCGCGAGCGCAACGAACTCCGCACCGTTCCCGGCGAGCACGGTAGGGGCGACCAGAGCGATCGATGTCAGCGCGCTGAGCGACTGGGTCTCCGCCTGGGAGCCCTCGGACCAGAGAGCCACGTACGGCGAGCGCGGGTCCTGGGATTCGAAGCCGACGAGGCACGTTGATCCGGGCGCTATGACCGACACGACGCCGGCTAGCCCGTAGCGTATCGGAAGCCCGCCCATCCCGAGACCTCGGATGCGTGGGTCGTCCGGCTGGACCTGGATGGTGCGTCCCCCTGCATGCGCCACGACGCGCGCGCTGTAGAAGGCGGAATAGTCTAGGCGAGGTCCTATGGCCGCAATGACAGCGGACGTGAACCGCTGAAACATCGTGCTCAAGTGAACGTCTCCTGCATGAGCTTGTCGGGCGTCAGAACGGTCTCGACGTAGGTCATGTCACGGCCGGAGAACCGCTGCCCCGGCTCGAGTAGCGGCTGGCCTACAGAATACTCCTCGGACCGGTTCGCGGCGTCAGCGCGCTGCTCGAGGATGACCGAGGCGTCGCCCGAGAACGGGGTGAATATGTTCGGCGCCGTCACGAGCACGAGCCCGTCGCGGCCGATTCGCCACGCTGCCGCTCCCAGCGCGCTTTGAAGCTGGATTCCCAGCGGCGTCGCCGCCGTGTGAAAGTGTACGAGTCCGCCTGACAATATTGTCTGGTCGCTCGACGGCGACAGTGTCTCCCCGCTCTGCTGCATGATGCTCGATACGACCGTCCGCACCGAGGTCTGGACGTAGTCTCGTACGATACCCGGCGCGTTCAATCCGCCCGCGCCTCCGACGACGAACACCGACGCCGTCTCGAAGTCGAACACGGCGCGGCGGACGGTGCCCTTCCAGGTCACTCCCTCGATCTCGATCTCCACCGCACCCGAGGGCAGCTCGGCCGTCTGAACCGAGCACACTGCCGTCCACGTCCCCTCGGACGGCTCGGCTATGTGGGCCGAGATGAGCTGCTCTCCGTTGAGGCTCGGCATCAGTAGTTATCCTGGATGAAGCTCTCGTCCACCGAGTCTAGGTCCACAGTCATGACGCCGACCGCTTCCCCGTTGGGACCGGCCACGGCCGCGACGGATTCCGACGTGCCCGACCTAGCCTGCTCCGGGGACGGGTCCACGGCGCATATGCTGAAGCCGTCGTCCGGAACGATCGCCTTCCCGGCCTTCACGGCCGTCCTAGGCTTCGCCTTCTTAGGCGCGGCCGACCACTCGATCGCCTGCATGGCGAGCGCGGTCAGTCCACCCGGCCCGGAGATAGTGGGCATCCCGACGCTCGTGACGTAAATGGTCTGAATTCCGATCATGTTCGGCGCTGGATGGTCAATGGATACCGGGTTCTGAATGCCCCCCTTCTTGCGTGGGTGCACGACGGCCAGCAGTTGCTTCAGGTTGGCGAACGCCTCGGCCGTGCCGAGCGTCAGCGTGATGGTCAGGCGGGCCGGCTCATATCCGGCGTCCTTCAGCATGGCGCCGTCGAATCCGTTCTGGCGCTTGACCTCGACCTTGCGTTCAGCGGAGCCGGTGACCGCAGCGACTCCGGCGAACGTGATGCCGCCGAGCGTGATGAGGTCCCACGGGCTCCCGAGCTCGTCGCCGACGTAGTCTACGCCAGAAATTGGACTGCCCTCCGGTTAGACCCGTTATAAACGAGAGCCCGGGTTTGCGCTGTAAAGCCCATCAAGCTGCCCCCTGCTGCGTAGCCATTCGGTCAAACGCCATACCCATCTCACTGACCAGGACTCGCTTAATCTCCGCGGCCACCGCCATCGGGTCGCCGGCGCCGTCGATGCGTATATTGGGCGCGATGGTCACGACCGTGGCGCCCCCAGCGCCCTGACCTTGAGGCGACCCCATGCCAGGTGAGCTCGCGCCCCCGGCGGCCGAGAAGCGTAGTCCGGCGCCATGCGCCGTCCCCTGCGCGGCGCTGTTGGCCATGTTTTCGCCGAGCTTGCGGAATACCTTCGACGGTGAGTGCATCTGCGCCGCGTCTCGCATCCCATCGGCGGCCGAGTTGGCCATGTTCGCGCCTTCCGGTGCCAGCGAGCGCGCCTTGAACTCGGCGAATGTCTCCTGCGTCGATCCCTTCGACGCGCTTCCGCCTTTACCGAACCCGAGGACATCCATGATGGCGGCGGCTTGGTCGCCTTTCCCTGCGAGTCCCGACAACGCGACGAGCTGGCCAATGCGCTCGAGAGCCTTTATCAGAGGTCCGAGAGCCATCGTCATGCCTTTCACCTGCTCTCCGAAGTCGCGGCCTACCGCCTTAATGACGGGTCCGAGGCTTTTCATGGTCGTCTTGAAATCGACGCCCACCAGATCGATCATTCCGAACCCGTCGAGAAACCCCTCAACGAAGTCGAACGCGAACCCCGCCGCGACCTCGATCGCGTCCGATACTCCCCTGATGACCTTGGCGATCTTCTCGACCTGTTCGGGGGTCAGTTCGTCCAGACGCGTCTTGATGGTCTTGAATATGCCGGAGAACGCTTCCGCTCCGCCAGTGGCCTTGGCGATGCGACGCTGTAAGTTCTCGAAGGATGCGGCCGCTGCCTTCTCAGACCCGTCGAGGGTCTTCATCCTGTCTCTGGCAGCGTCCCCAGCCTTTTCTACGCCGGCCATGGCAAGCATGACCTTCTTCACCGCGGGGATGGCCAGCTCGGCTGTGAGCTTACCCGCCTCCTGCATCTTCCGGACTTCATCGACCGTCGTCCCAGTGGCCTTAGCTACCTCCTCGTGCACCTTGGCGGCCTGTATTCCGGCCTCGGCCATAATCATAAGCTCGTCGCCCTGGAGCTTACCTTGCGACGCGATTTTGGCGATCTGACGCATCGCAGAGTGGACGTTCTGCGCATCGAATCCGACCGATTGCAGATCAAGTCCCAGCTTCGTGAACTGCTCCGCGTCGTCCAGACTGAACCCGCGTGCCATCAGGTCGCGGAAGCTGCGCCCCACCTGCATGACGCTGACGCCAAGGTCGGCCGCCGTTCTCTCGACGAGCTTCATGGTCGCAGGCGCGTCTTTCGTCAGCTTGGAGAACGCTAGGTCCAGCATCTCCAACTCTTTGGCCATGTCCTTTATGGCCAGCGTCGCCTTGACTGCGCCTACGGTCGCGGCAGCCGCTCCAGCTATACCGACGGCTCCCGCGATGGCTAGTGGACCGCCCGCGCCGGCTAGTCCAGCCACGCCGCTGAGCCCTCGCGCGCCTCCGGCTCCCGTCCGCATTCCCGCGCCGAGCTGGGACATCGCCCCCCGACCGCGTCCCCCGACCGCCGCGCGGTCCTGAACCCGAGACGCCACGGACGAGCGGCGTGCGGACTGCGCCATGACACGGCTCGACCGACGCATGGCACGCGCGGCGCGTAGCGCGTTAACCCCGACGCGCTGATAGGCGTGCGCCACCTGCATCAGGGACGCGGCGAACTGGCGCGCGCGAGTGCTATTCATCGACCTCAGCGCGATCGCATTGATTCGTCCAACGTCAGCCAGCTTGGCTTGCGACTCGGCAGCGCGTCGTGACGAAGACGTCAGTGTGCGGTATCCGCGGTTGAGGCGGTCGATCTGACGGTCCTGCATCGCGAAGGCCCGTGACGCTTTCCCCGAACGCACGGCAGTTCCCGCGAATGCCTTGTTGAGAGCCCTGAGCGACTTCTCCAGTGCCCGCACTGACGCGGACGCCTTGCGTGCCGGGCCAGATACGCCGTCCGTGAGTCTTATCCGGTATGCGACCTGCTCAGCCATTCTTGCGTCCGCCCAGACCCAGCGCGATGGCCCGAATAGACATCAGCGCGTCCGCACAAAGCATAGCACCGACGAACGCCAGTTCCGTCTGTTTGCCGTCCCTGAACTCGATCAAAGCGAGCGCCGCCGACAGGGGACTGCTCTGGGCGCGCTCTAGGCTTTTGCGATCTGAAGCTCGAACTCGTCGCCGCCGAGCTCGCCGATAGACCCGGCGATCGGCATGATGGCGCCCGGATACTCGCGCAGAGCCGCAGCCAGCCCCTCAGCGTCAGGCTCCACCCGGCACGACGCAACGAGGATTTTAGCGGCCTGGAGGTTAGACCCCTTGCCGCTCAACCCGTCCACGTAGCGCGCCCACTCCTCACCCTTCGGCCCACGAAACACGAGCCTTCCGTGGCCAGGTATCTCCAGATAGGTGATGCGCCCGAACTCAGCCTGTAGGTCCTCGATGGTCCTCGGCTCTCCCTTTTCTTTTGCCATGTTCCCTCATTGTTAGCCGAGCTCCAGCCTAGAAGCTCAGCAGGCCATCTGACGTGGCCGGTGTGTTGTCCTCGAGTATCTCCATGATGTCGAGGATGATGGCCTTCACAAGCGCGTCAGAACCGGCGCTGTGTGAGTCCTCGACGGCAGTGATACGGCACCCGATGAGTTGGTCGCTCTGGAGCGTCGCGCCGATGGCCGTGTAGGCGACGGTGATGAGGAAAGAGCGCTCCATAAAGGCCGCGCCGAGCGCCGCTCGGAGTAGCTGGTATTCCTCGAGGTACATGCTGAGGGAGCCCTCGGCGTTGTACTCGCCACGGGTCCTCGCGAGCTTCGCCGAGCTCGTGCCCCGGAGGATGCCGGGCTCGAGCGTCTGGCTGTAGCTGATCTCGGAGACGCCGGTAAAAATCTGGCCGTCGGCCACGATTTCGATTGAGCTGAAGTCGAACGCTCGGCCATTTATGTTCGGATACTGAAGTCCCATTGGATTCTCCTAGAGCGCGGCGACGTAGCCGACGGTCGTCGAAATGAAGTCGATGTAGCCAAGGGGCCGGATCGACAGTGTGGCGATAATCGTGTTCGTTGCCAGCACGTTGTTGCTCTGGTCGATGACGTACCGGACTTCCGAAACGAAGCCCTTCGTCCCCTCTGCGTTGATGGGCGCGAGGAGCACGGGCCGGAGCTGGTTGAGTACCTCCTGCTCGAGCGCAGCCGCGTCCCTCGGGTCGATTCCGCCGACCGGGTCGCTGACCACGCGCACACTGCGACCTATGAATTTCGCCTGGGCGTTGTAGGTGGTACGGAGCGCGAGATCCATCACTCGGCCGCGATGGATGAACTCGTAGTCCGAGCCGGGGGGAGCCTTGAGTCGCCCCTGAGTGATGAAGAACCCGGCCGTGTCCTGCCACGTCCGCAGCGTCGTGAACCCGGCAGCGTCGAGACCCGCGTTGTCCGCGAACTCGTTGTGACCGATGGGCGTGACGCCAACCAGCGGCCCGCTCGCCACGCGCTTCAGGTCTGTCGAGACCAGCGTTGAGGCCACCCGCGAGCTCACCACGTCTGTCGCAGGGAGCGATGGCAGCGCGAAGCCCTCCACGCCGACGGCGTCCGGCCGGCGGGCGGTCGAGTAGACGACGCCGACGCGCGTGCTCGAGCTCGACGCGTAGCTGGCGATCGTCGTGGCTGGCACGTCGGTCCCCGACTGCATGAGCGCCCGCGCGAACTTGAAATTGTTCTCTAGCGTGGTCATCTCGGCCGCGATGATGGCGAACACCGTGGCGCCGGTCGCTGAGTCCGCGAACTCCCCGCAGAAGTGCAGCGTGGCGAACGGGTTCGAGTCGGCCAGAACCGCGGCCATGGCCGCCGTCGCGTCTGCGCCGTTAAACATCGACGGCGTCGAGGTCCACGCGTACGTCTCGCCGGCTACGTACGTGCCGGCGGGGAAGGTCATGGTCAGACCCGTCTTCGCCGCTGCTCCCGCGTACGAGCCGCCAGAGGGCACCGCGCGGGTCGGCCCGTAGGTCTGCCCGCCGTCGAGCGAATAGCGGAAGGTGGCGGTTCCGAGGATGCCGCCAGCGACAATCTGGAGGGTGCCCTCGTAGGCGTCGAATGGCACGCCCGCTAGCGCGAGCAGTGGCCCGGCGCCTGACTGGGTAACAGCCGAGTTAGAGCCCGCCACGCTGCCAGCCATCCTCATAAACAGGATGGGTCCGCCGGCAATGCCTACAGCGCGGGAGAGCGCGCTGGTCAGCGGCCCGTAGCCGCATCGGTCGATGATTTGCTGGCGGGAGTTGACGAATCCGACCGTGTTTACGGCCTGACTGCCCCCGGTTGCCACCCCGAGAAACATCGGGGTCGTGATAGCCGGCTGAGTGACGCCGAGTCCTGGGTCCTGGATTGTGATGGTCTGAGACGGAATCGGCATGGGTTAGCTCCTAGCTTCTGCAATCGGCTGCGGGATGGGGCACCGCGCGCCCCTGGTCGTTCGTTGTGAGAGCGGCAGCAATAGCCGCCTCGTAGTCATTGCGCGTGCACTGGAACGGTCCGCCGTTGTGATAGGCGAAGTGGTCCCACCCGTGCAGCACGGCGGCGCCAGCGTGCGGCCCTCGGAACAGCACTTGGCCAGCTAGGCCCGGGTTCCGCACTCCAGCCACGTATCCTAGCTCCTGCGCCCACTCGGACACGCTGCGCTTCTCAGCGGGCGCCCCGGGCTCGTCGGGAGCCACCCCGGTCTGTTCGTCGTTCATTTTCCCTCGTTTGCTCATGTCAGCACCACGGACGTTGTCGTCACCCTGTCCAGTATCGCACTTCCAGACTCATCGAACAGCACTGGTATGTAGGCCGTCGCCGAGAGTATCACGAGGCTCCCGTCCCGGCCGTAGTCGGCGCCGTCCGCTTCGGTGGGCCACGTCTCGCCCTCGTAGCGTATTCCGACGTGCCCGCAGGCATTCGCGGCAGCTATGACGGCGTGGAGCATGTTCTCGGTCTGCTCGTAGTCGAGGCCGTTAATCTGCACGTCAAAGGCCAGTATACGCTCAAGGCCAGGACGCGTGCTCAGGGCTCCGACGTACTTATTGGCCCGGTTCGTCGTCGGCCCAATCGTGCCAGTCACCGGAATCCAGGTCACCCGAGGCGGACGGTCGTTCCGCTTCATCGCCAGGCGACCGAAGTACCATCCGATCTGACTCGGTGGGTCCTCGCCGTCTACGTTGTGCTCGTTCACGTCGAATACGACCACGGGGAACGAGCTCGGAGACTTCCGCAGAGAATACTGGCCGGCGTCGAAATAGGTGAAGCTGAGCGTGGCCAGCTTGCGCCCGATGTCCTCGACGATGGTCTGCGCCCGGCTCGTCACGTCCGGCTCACATTCTGACGCCAGGAGGCGTCGAGGTCCTCTTTATAGGCTCGCGCCCACCGCGGAGGCAGCGGCTTGCCGTGCATCGGCAGCATCCGGCGCGCGACCATGATTCGAGTGCCGCCCTGGAGAAAGCGCCAGTAAAACTGGCTCTGCGTGACGTCCACGCGCAGTCGGACCGCCGCGCCGACGCGCCAGCCAGCGCGGAGCTTCCCGGTCTTCTGGAGAAGAGGCCACGTACCCGTAGGAGGGACGCGCTTCTTCCAGCGGCCTCCCTGCGGCGCGCTGCGCATCGTGAACTGGTTGTCGATTAGGTCAAGCGACGCTTCGCCGATGACCTTGGGCGCGGTGTTCTCGGCCCAGAGAACTGCCCGTCGCAGGTCCACCAGCAAGCTAACGACGGACTTAGACGACGTGAGCTCGAGCGAACTCATGACACTTCGGCCCGGCCGTTTACCGCCGGCTCGTCCCACCCTCGGGATGGGCCGGTAGAGAACTCAGGGCGCCCCTCATTCACGTTCGGGGTAGCGTCCGCGGTCGTGGCTAGGTTCACGACGCCCTTGCTCAGCCGGTCCAGCCAGCCTGGGGACTCGCCCTGACCGACCATGTCGATGTATCGCTCGCGGTAGTTCGCGTCGTACTCGTCCGGATTGAAGCCCCGAAACAGGAGCAGTGAGTAGCTGGCCAGGATGACCGTGCACTCGACGATCTCCATCGGGTACGGGCTCGCTAGAGGGAGCGTGTACTGACCGCGCAGGTAAGAGTCTACGCGGCCTGACGCCGCGTCCAGGTGACGCTGGAGCACGCGCGCGGAGAGGCCTGAGAGTGCCTGTTTAGGCAGTCCAAAATCCTCCAGGTCTCGCCGCGTCGCGTACGCCATGCCAGCTCGCCCACTACGCGATTGCTCGTGCCATCAGGAACCAGAGGGAGTAGCCAGCCGCCCCGCGGCTATCCACGCCCCAGAGGAACTCTCGGTCGAAGAACACGTTGTCATTGATGGGCTGCGTCTTGGCCACGAACTCCGGCGCCTTCCTCTGCTGAAAGAGCAGCGGGCGCACCGGGCGCGACGTGTCGGCGAGGTACCAGGTTGTCGGTTCGTTGGCGATTTCCGGCACCACGAGGATGTCGGCAGCGCCGCGGAACACGTTGGTGTTCCCGCCCGTCGCGCTCGCTTCCGTCCCGACGATGAACTCAGCGTTCAGGATTTGGCGCGCGGTGACCTCGAGCTGCGGGGGTACCACGAGCAGGTTCGGCATGAGCCCGAGCGGGATTCCGTTCTCGCCCGTGTAGCTCATCATCGCCGCGCGGACGCTGGCGAAGGTCGCAGAGCTGAGCGCGGTTCCGGTGAAGTTATTCGACTGGACGCCGGCCGGATCTAGCGGGTGCGCGGTGTCGAAGAACGGGACGCCATCGAAGGTGACGGCGGACGTGCCGGCCTGGAGGGCTGTCTTTACGATCTCGTCGGGCCATTTGGCCGCCGACCGCCCCATTTCCTGGAACAGCGCCGAATAGATGCCAAGGTTTTCGTCCTCCCAGTCGTCGCGGTCCACGCCGATGGTCAGCTCGAAGTCCTGGTTTTCCAGGGTGTAGACGTGTGACTGAAGGTTCTCGATAACGCGAGCGCCAATCCACTGCCGGAGCTGCGCGACGCGCGCCATCCAGCCATAGGTGGCAATCTTGGTCGAGCTTGGCACGGTCATCGCGACCTTGTTGTGCCAGATAGCGGACTCGCTGTAGCCCATCTGGAATTGGAGGCTCAGCGTGGTCTCAAGCGCCCTTAGCGCCGCAGGTGTAATCAACATGGCTCTAGGCTCCGACTTCCATGGGGTAAACGAAATCGACCCAGACGCCCTCGGCGTCTACGTCATACACGCGACCGGCCTTGCTACGGGTAGCTCCGCCGTCAGTCAGTCCGACCGTCTGGTCGTCGATGATGTAACAGACCTTCCCGCGGTCGGCCTTCGTGATGGCGTCGCCCGCCGTCCCGCTGTCGTACGCGAACATGCCAACGCGAGTGCCGACGAGGAACTGGTCCGCGGACGTGCTGAGTGGATGGGAGTTGTCCGCCCGGCCCAGCGCGGTCAAGGATGTCGAGACGGTGCCCGGGACTACCTCGCCCGCCGCGTTCAGGCAGCAGATTGCCCCCTGATAGATGGTCGTCGCGTCGGCCACGCCGAACTGGTCGAGCCGTCCTGAGTCTACGTCGCCGCGCGCCTTCGTATCGCGCGGGCCTGTCAGAGCTGCCATTTACTCTACCCCTCCGGCCTTCGTCTCGGCCTGTCGTGCATTGATGAATTTCTCGATCGGAACGCCCATCAGGCGCGCCACTCGCTTGTCCTCGTCGGAGAGCGCAACGCTCTCCCCTGGAGTCTCCGCGCGCGGCGCCACGTACGTGGGAGCCACCGCTGCCCACGCGGAGAGCTCGGCCCGACTCTGGCCTCTGGCCCACTCGTGGAGCGACGGGGGGAGTTTGCCGGCCCGAGAGAGCTCCGCGATGTCGGCGTCGAGCGCCGCCTTGGCCTGGTCCGAGTCGCGGCGCGCCTCGCGTGCCTCGAGCTCAGCAACCTTGGTCGCCAGCTCCAGGACGCGGCCACGGTCGGCCTCGTATTCTGCAAGCTCAGCGACGCTTAGCGTCACCGTGCCAGCTTCCGGCTCACGTCCGGACTCCGGCGCGGCCACTTTCTTTTCGTTGCTCATAGTAGGGTTTTCCTAACTTGCGATCCTATCTTACTACATGTTGTCGCGAGGGCGCGATTTGCGCTCCCCTAGCTTGCCCTGCGGATTGACGCGAAGGTCTTAAACGGGGACACCGAGCCGGACCACGTTGAGTCTGCGTTGATACGTATCCCGACGCTATTCCCGCTGTTTATCTGATAGACGGACGATGTGAGTATCCCGCCGTTGGGTTTCACGTTTCCCTCTCCCTGCTGAATAGATATGCCGTTGATACGGGCGTTTATGCTGCCAGTGCCCCCCAGCGCGCCGTCTACCTGAGCCGATATCACGTAGTAGCCTGTGCGCTGGCATCTGGCGCGGGAGTCGGTCACTCGCGTAAAATCCGTGCTGTTACCAGCGGCCAGCGACTCCATCCAGTCGGTGTCCAGAGTACTTGGCGTCCCCACTATGAGTACCGTGCTCGACTGGTATCCCTGAAAGAACCCTGGACCCGACGGCACGACCGTGTTCGTCGCCGGCTGCCAATTGGTGGCGCTCTTGTCGTACGCCATCCCGAACGTGCGGCCGGCGGACGCAGCGGCAAATCCGAGCTCCGCGCCCGTCGCGCTCGTCGTGCTGCCCGCGCCAGCGGCGATGGTGACCTGCTGGGTCGTATCCACGACACGAACCAGGCACCAGTCTCCCTCGACGAGCGCTGTATTGGCGGGGAGCGACGCCGTCACTGCCCCCGTCGCTACCGATGTGTCGATGAGATTGACCCGGTTTTTGACCAGCGCGACCGCCGTTGCCGCCGGCAAATGGTCAGTCGTCGGAAGCATCGTCGGGTAGTCAAAGGCGAACAGCGGCTCTCCCCCGTCACCTGCGGTTAGGTCAGCCACACGTAGCGTCTGACCGACCGTCCCCGGACCGACCGCCGGGAGGGTGACGCCCCAGGGCGTGAAGACGCCTTGCGGACCGTGGATGCTCGCGTTGCGCGTGGGCTCGACCGCGTCGGAGCGCGACACCAGGAGATTACCGCGCGCGG